TTATAATATCCAGTACTGGATGCAGTATATAAAGATTCTGTTATTGTATATCTCATAGGAGCAAATGGATCAGATCCAGAAAACTCTGCTGTAAATGTTCCTGGCGTATCATCATACCCACTTGCACTAATATGGAACACTGTAGTCACATCTAACAAATCAGCTACCGGTTGTATTGAAGCTGAATACATTATATATTCTGCAGATGATGTTGGTTCTTTATCATCTATAACAGCAGAATACATTGGTTCTTCTACCGTCGGCTTTTCATTTAATAGAACTTTAGACCGTTCTAAAACATTAGGCTCAACAAGCAACCCAACGCTAGGTATAACACGTGCTGGTAATAATTGTTTTATCTGCTCGAATAAACCAAAATCATATAAACTAAATACTCGAATGTAATCATTTATATCATTTCGGTCTGTATACTTTTTCCAATATTGTTGAGCAAATCTAGTTAAGTCTGGATAGCTCATTTCAAATTGGTCATTTGGATCACCGATATAATCATCCAATTCTACCGGTCCGATATGATTGAAAATTTCTTTGTTATATTGATCGGCTGCGCTATAGAACAAACCTAATCGTTCAGAATCTATAGGAGCATTTTCAAATCTACTTCTCTGCGCGGTATTCTCTGGCGATAGAACTCCTATCAACTGATTATCATCTAATCTAATTTTTTGGCTTCGGAAATTGTTACCACCTAAGGAAGGAGCATCAACATAATATGTTTCGATATTGTTATCGTAATTATTTTCATTTGCAAACCCACTAGCCGTTGCAAAGGTAGTCATTCCAGCGCCAAATGATAATTTGCTTTGATCTGGATGAGAGCTAGTAATGCTAGTAATTACAGAATGATTAAAAGTATTTTGGTCGGTACCAAAAACATAATGACGAGTTAATGTATCAAATGACGATGTTTCATTATTACCTACATATGAGGTAGGATTGAAAGTATGTAAATCAAAAGTAGCATCATTAATCTTTTCAATATATTCACGATATTCTTGAATTGAACCACTTAATCCTTGAGTAATGCCAATGGCAGAATTTGCAATACCGCCTACGTAATGTAATCCACTATCTCGCCAGGCTGCATTATAACTTGCACTATTACTGCCAGTCATTGCATTAGTATCAAGTAATACCAAACTTGATGATATCACATGAGTAATTCGGCCGAATGCATGGTCTGCAGCTTTCTGACATTTAACGTTCCAGGCCTGACCTGTAGTACTAATATCAGTTGCCGCATCATACGAAGGTGTTACGGCTGTTTGTACTCTTAAATTCCAATAATCACCATCGAATATAGGAGCATATGGAGTTGATGAAGATACATAACCACCAGATCCAGATATATAAAAATTAACTCTACCATAATTCGCTGAACCTGACATGGATCCGGTAGATTCTATAGATACTGCCCATTTATCTGATAATGCTAATACAGACTGTTCTGAGCTAGTATATTGAGATTTAAATCGTAACTCCTGAGTGAATGGTACCGATTGGTATCCAGATACATTTGATAATGTTACTGCTCTCCAATTCGAAATTACATTGCTACCTGTTAATTCTAATCCAAATACTCTACGGTCTTCAATTAACGCTGGAGTATCATTGGATACCTTAGGTCCGCCATACTCTCTAATAGATAATAATGTTTGAGGAATACCATAAGCGTTCATTAAAGCTTTGATACCCCGCGATTGGCCTTTTGATTTAAGTAGGTATGGTAAGTTATTAACTATACGTCTCCAGACTTCATGCTGTATTGATTCACCTGATTTGCTAAATAGCGATCCGGTAGATTGATAAGAACCTGATTGCGTTAATCCTAATTTATATTGCCATAACTGCTCAGCCTGATTACCATTAGTTAATTGCCATCCCATTGACTCTGCCATTGGCTTAAGCAGATCAGATGACATACCTAATTTAGGATGCTCTTCTCTTGTATATAAATTGGTTGCCAGTGCATTTACGTAGGTCCATAAAATATCAAAATGCTGACCAATCATATTAACGAACAGTTCGTATTGATCGTTATTAGCATCATTACGAATATGTTCCGGTATGGTCTTAGTTAAGGCGTTATCATTTGATAAATCATATAGCGAGGCCGTTGATGAAAATCCTGTATACCAAGCCGTTCCTAAAGATGATGTTGTATGATGATTAACATATACACCATTAGATAAATATTTCGGCCATGGTTCTAATGTATAATTTTCAGCAAATATAGTAGACCCACTAACACCGTGTGTTGTTAAACTTGAAGTTGGTTCATTATATAACCATCTTTCAAACATATCAAATGAACCAACGACATTATCTTTTCTTTTACGGTTAACAGCAATATTACCAACTATAGATCCTGAATCAGAACCACTAGCAGCTGTTAAAGTGCTTATCTCACCATCATAATATTCTATCAACTGCAATTTATATCGGAAATTCAATAACCTTTCTGTTGCAGATGAATAATGAACAAAATTTTCAAAATTAGTAAAATCGATATTTAAATCAGCTCCTTGCAAGGAACCTGAGAAATATCTATCGATAATTTGTTGACTGGTTGCTAGATTAGTATCTAATAAATCATTCCAGCTTTTAAAATCAGTTTCAGTTACGGTTCCATAGCCAGTTTCAACTTCCCAATTTGGTCCACGTAACGTATTAAATTGGTCTGCTTCTGCCGGTGGCAGAATATTAACATTATCAATGTATGGTTCAATTAATTCTTCAACTAGATATACTCGTTGCTTTTCATCAACTGTAGTCTCATCAAAAGTACCATATATTTTTAAGTATAAATCATTCTCATCGCCTTTTGCATTGATAATTCGGTATAATTCATTATTACCAAAATTAACAGAATAGCGTTTATTGATATCATTTATTTGTGCAATTAATTCGCTAGTGAATATAGGCGTTGGCTGATCTTGATAATCTACAAATCGTAAATGAATTTCATCCCTATCCGGTGCGACCTCAACTACATATAAATCTCGATTGTAATAATCACCAATATGATTTCGTAAATAATTAAATGCAACTTTGAATTGACCTCTACGAATATCTAATGTTTCGAATGCATTGACAAGGCCAATATCTAATGATGTATCGTCATCTAAAATATCTCGTACATCATATACTCCGCCTATATATTGCGTTCCCGGTGGCGGTGCATAGACATGCATTTCCAATTTAACATCTTCAAGGCCTTTAGGTAAATCTACGTTTTCAATATCATAAATAAGTAGATCTAAATCTAAATTACTAAATACCTGGCCACGTTCTGGTGAAGTAGACTCTTGTATCTCATCAAAATTTTCGTATTGATCTAACGGCATTTAGGAACCTTTTAAATAAATATCGGCTGCTGTTAAATTAGATTGTTTATAATATTATCATCGATTGGTACATTAGCTGCAAGTAAAGATCTAAAATCAGAAATGCGTAATGTAATACCACCCAATGCCGATTTTGCTTCACCTACCTCTCTATTTAATACACTTAGATATGTTGTATAAGCATTTCTTGCTAAAGTAATCTGAGTAGATAATGCATTAATATTAGCACTTAATATATTAGTAGTTTCTACAGAACCTAAAGCATCGATTCTGTTTTGATAATTATCAAATGTAGTAACAAATGTATCAGCTTGTATTTCACCTTTCAATGCATCTAATGCTGCTATATTATCTTCTGCAATTTGTTTAGCATTGGAACCTAATGCTAGCACACCTTCAAATGAAGTATTTATTTGATTAATTTTTTCTTTATAACTGCGTTGCACATCATTATTAAAAGAAAATGCTTCCGATGCATTCCTTAATTCGGAACTAGCACCAAAAAACCCTAAAGGATCAAATACAGATGATACAATTGCATTATCACGTAACCATCTATCCAGACTCAAAGTACCGGTACCACGCTTTACAACAGCTCCGGATCTGGATACGGAATATTTAAATCTATTGTTTTCACCATCGACGATGTCATCGGCAATAGATTTCCAATTAGTTAATGATCCAACTATTTGCTGGCCGGAATCAAACTCAGAATTAATATCAGATAACAGTCCAGTTAAACGAGAGATATTAGTATCTATTGAAGCTATTAAATCAGTTTTTATTGAAACGATTCCAGAATCTGGATCGATTTGACGATTTCCTGGAAATAATAAAGATCCGCGTTCGCCATTTCTACTAGGATCATAATATTTTACAGAGCCTCGAGGTTCATATGGTGCTAAATATTCCACGTCAAATACATCAGCTAGCTTAAGATATTCTTTGTATTCATTGATAGATAATGGAGTCAATGCATGAGGGAATGAATTCCAAATCGGCGAATTAACACCATCCTCATTTAATACTGTAACCGCACCGGCATCTATTAATGATTGTAAAGCAATTCGTAACTCACGTACTGCAGTGCTATATTCATCTGAATTTAGATCTAAGTTTAAAATATCAACACCACTACTGTTATTTACCGGAAAATCTAACGGCGCGTTATTTTCAGTAGCATATAAAGTTAATATATCAATATCAAATACAGGTCGCCATCTACCATAAAATAATATACGGCATCCTTCAAGATCCTCGTTATCAGCATTTGCAAACTGACCAACATCTAATCTAGCAGTACTATCATTTAAACTTTTAAATAAAACTATACGATTTTCAAATTTATCTCGTAATTTTTCTAATGAAGTAGCTTTATCGAAAGAAGTAGGTAATTCAGTACCAATTGTTTGACCAACATAATCAACAGGATCGCGTCGGTATGGCGACTGAGGTTCATATCCAGCATTAAATCTTGTTTGTATAGTCCAAATATTAGCTTGAGATATTTCAATTGGCAACTCTTTAACATACATATTCAACCGTTGATCTGCTGTTAATGAATTATCATTTGCTGCATCTGCTATAGCATTATTCAATCCATTAAGCTGTTCAATTGATATAGTATCACTTAAAGTGCGTTGCACTAAACGATTAAATGTAGCCGGTTCGATAATTTCAATTGAATTGTAACGTTGATCGCGTGACGCTAGCATTACCTCGAGAGTTTTATAATCAGGTATACGATATAATATAGGCTTACCATCTACCTCTTTACCATAAAATACAGATAGATATTGCAAATTATCAAATGCATTCTGTAACAAATAATACACATGAATATCTGTAGTAGGTCCTTGTACGGTTGGTATAGGTATTTTAGTTCGTATAATAAATTTACCAACAATATCCGGTAAATCATCTACCTCATCGTCAACTACATCAATAAAATAATGGTAATCAGTATCAATTATTTCATTGTAGTTATCAGCGTCAACAAACATTAATTTTTGTAATGGGATGTTCAATGATTTTGTATCATCATCTCCATCAATTTGAATAACACCATTTTCACTTCTGTCTAATGGTACTAGCTCTGGATAATGATTTATAGCACCCTCTGCCTCATACACAGGTGTTACTGTCCTTGCGACATATTCAGCTTCTGCCTGAGATGGTAATTGTGTTAAACCAGGAAACTCTTCTTGCAATACACTTAATACTATTTGATTAGAATTAACGCCTTCAATATATTCAGTACTATTAGTTTCCATTATCTAGTAACCTTAAAATAAAATCCATCATCATGTATTTGCACTTCATCTCCACCATCTCTTTCTATCTTAAGTACAAATTTATAATACCGTTCTGGTTGGAATGTATTCAATCTTAAATCAATATAATTACCATTGCTATCACAACTAACACGAGTGGCTGATGTATCAAATGGTATAATTGTTTCATTGGTAACAGTATCTTTTACTGAATAAAATGATGATGTTGGTAATCTGTTATCCGTTAAATAGAACGAACTAGTAACATAAGATTTATCAGGGAATTCTGGCCTTACTGCTATTCTAAATTTAGCACGGCCATCAGCAAAATATTCCTTACGAATATTTTTAAAATTTAATACATATGAATCAGAACTTATTTCTGTAAATGAACCGGTTCCTGATAAATTTGAATTATCCCAAGCGGCTTCCAGTCTAGGAACATATATTGTATGAGTATCTTTACCAAAGAATTTCAAACTACCTAATGGATCTCCCGACTGCTCTTCTTCATCCGTTCGCTTGATAACAAATCCATTATTAACAAATGAACCTGATATCCATTCTCTTACAATATTTGTTACATCCATTCTGATATCAGGTGACTGATAATTAAATGTTTGAGATGCGCCTGACCCTGTATACCAAGTACCACCACCTACAGTTGATACTCCATTCGATCCCGTAGACCCAGGAGCATATCCTGATGTTAACCATTCGGTACCGACTGCTTCTGAAGTTCGGTATTGCCAGGAAGCGCCATTTGTTGTAATAGGAACATCGGCTTCATTACCAGTACCATTAACCCAAGACTGCGATACGGCATAAGCTTCAAGTGTATATTCGATAGGAAGATCTTCTGAATCGGTAGCTCGAAGATTTAAATAGAATTGAGCATTAGCAGCAATATCACCACTTGAAATCGATGATGATATAGTTGTTATCTCAGTACCAAAATCCATTAAGATTCTAGTATTGAAAGTATTTAAAGCAATGTTACCATCATTAGGAGATCCAGATGCAATTTTAGTTAATTCTAATATTGGATCAACTCCGGTATTTTTAGTTTTATACCGCTCATATAATGTTGTATCGCGTTTTGGATAAAATAATTGATACATTTGCTATCTTCCTTTATAATTTAACAACTCTTCCTTTGATATCTGTATCTGGATATTTTACTTCAAATATAGATGGATCTAAAGAAGGATATATTATATTGTTACGTGTCGCGGCTTTGATATCATAAACATTACCACTATAACCTGCATTTGTATCAAATACATTTTTTACTTCAAATTCAACGACTGATTGTACACCTTCGACTTTATCCAAATCCGTCATACAATTGCTAATGCTAATCGGTCCATTAATTTGATTACGGTCATTACTAAATTTATCTCGTAATACTGATAAGCATCGTAATAATACTTCGTTCGAATTATAATCAGGTCTTGTTATAATTTCAAATTCAATTTGGATATTGATAATAAATGCGTCTTTAATACTCAACGCATCTGTTAATATTCTGTAATTAGATAAATAAGTTCGTAAATTTTCTTTTACAACATTATTAACTGGTACTAGATTTTTGTTTGCATCAAAACCTAATAAATACATATCCAGGCCTAATTGGTTAGCAACTACATCGCGAGGATATTCTCTATCCGCAGTATCCAATTGGCTATCCGGTGCGATATATGCTTTTTCTATACTACCATATTTGGCAGGCATTGCATAAACGCGCATTATATAATCTTCTTTAGTAACGGCTCTATATTGAGATGCGAAATTACCTATAATATTTTGGCGTAATGTTTCTACTGGTGGTAAATTAGATCCACCTGTCGCTGGTGTAGGATTGTTTATTGCAACGCTATCTTTAGCATTTTGTAATAATGTAGCATCTACTTCATCAACGGTTGTTAAATACGTGACTGAATCTACAGTGGTAATTTCATTTGCTCCTACGTTATCATTTATACCTTTGCCTACCGTATATGTAATTGTTATGGTAGTATTATTAGGAGCTAGCCCATATGTATCAGTATACAAGAAATTGGAGGGGTCTAAGGCGGTATCGGTAGTACGTGATATAACTGGTAATGCTAAACCTACGTTCGTAGGATTAGGTATAATAGCCTCATTTATACCACTACTAATACCAGCCCCAAATTGTATTTCAACTCTACCATCATCTCTTAATCGACTAACAAACCGATATGGCGTACGCGTTAATTTAAGTATATAAGGTGCTGTTGATCTGTTAGCAGATAATTCCGGATCGTTATATGATATATTACGTATACTTTCAAATATAGTATCCTGGCCTAAGAAAGGTACTTCTCTCCAACGGTTGCCAGAGTCATCTGTCATGCTTACGATTTCTATAATATTATCATCTGGCAAAACAATTTTGTCATATATCTTAGGATCTCCAAACGTAAAAGTTACTGTTTTCTGTTCTCCGGAAATAACATCAACTTGTTTTTTAAGTAGATAGAAATCAACATTACCCGATCCATCGATACTATAAACTGAAATATCTAATCCGGAATTGCTACCAGACTGATGAAAATCAACAACATCCAATGTACGGAATTTTGTAGCATTGTTGGTGCTCACAATCATATTCTCATCAATTTCCAATGCATACCGAAAATCTGGTCTAGCAGATGTACCTGTACCAATGGCCGGGACCGTTTGGAATACGTCTAATTTAGCTACAGATGATGCTACATTACGTGTTTGCACTCCATAGAATTGTGACAACCGTAACATATTTTCAGTTTCCTGGGCATATGGTAGTAATGTTTCTTTTAATGAATAATCAGTATAATATGAAAGAACGTCTCCTACATAAGAAGCCATTTCCAAAAACATCATACCTGGCGATGATTCATTGAAATCATTATAGGTATTAGGAAAATAGTTTTTAGTAAAGTTTATTAGGTTGGCTCTGAATTGACCAAAATCCTTATTTAAATACTTTATGTCCTTTTCTACATATTCCGGCATTTTTATTCCTCTATAATATCAGCCGCTGTATCAGACTGAAATAATACTATTCTTCTATTAGCACCATTTTCGGTTACTCGGAAAACTATACTTATGCGTACTGTATTCTCATCTGGATATACCTCTGCTGTAACTTCGTTTAATATAATATAAGGTAGCCAGAAATTAATTACTTCTGTTAAATCACCTTCGATATCAGAAACTTCATCAGGTGTTATTGCAATACCACCGCCGGCCGTAATATTTCCAAATACATAATCTGGCACCGGACTACCGAAGGTTGGTAGCATCAATCTCTCACCGCGTCGAGTTAGTAGCAAATTTTTCAAATTAGATATCGCTTGATCCTCTGTTGTATATGTCGTAGAAAATACAGAGCCTCCACCGGTATTAGTATTGTATGTTTGGGTAGCAGTACGGCCACCAGCTGCATTATTAAATGGTAATGCAACTCCAATACCTACATCAGGTTCAAGATCTAAAGGCTGATATCTAAATGTTTCCCGTGCCACTTATCACATACCTTTCTTTTTATTTATTGCCGACATCAATGCTGAATAATCTTTTGTAATATTATCAACAACTGCTGCTACTTTTTCATTTGAAGTATCAACTGGATTGTTATTTATATCAGTTACAGGTTGAGGCGCATATCCTTGTCGCATCATACCAAACCCTCGAGCATCATTGCTACCAAAAGATAATGTATCCTGTGATACCATCGGACCATCACCATATAATTCTTTAGGATTCATTGTCATTGCTGTTTCATTTAATAGATCATTTAGAATTGAATCCTTAGTAAAAGATTTTTCTTTTTTTCTAGGTGCTGGTTTTGGAGCTCGTGTTTCTTGATACATATCCATGCCATGTTTCATACTTTTTCTATGATCTGTTTTTTGTTCTTTAAGAAGAATACGCATTTCAGCTCTAACAGCTTTACGTACCTCTTCACTAATTAGTTTTCGCATAACTTTAACAAATGATTTGCTATCCATGAGTCTTCCTTTTTTATAAATATATGTATTGTGTAGTTTAGGTGATTCCTGACCAGGTAACAATGTTTATTGGCAATGTACTACCCGGTGGCATGAATCCTATATAGATTCCAAACAGCGTTGATAAATGATTACGAAATGCCTGAGCTAATAATTGAGCTGATTGTTCATGCGTGTTTCCTGGAGTAAATGCCAGCATTAATTCTGCTTCTAATTGTTGCGGTGCTCCTGGAAATAATACTATAGGACTGGGTATTGCAACTATAGGGTCACCAACAACCGGTCCATTGGTTATTGCATTTCGCAATGTATTTTCGTTTATCGGAACAGTACTGTCAGCCATTGCTTGATCCATAATATCATTAAATTGTATATTTGGAATAAAGAATCCTGCAACGACTGGTGCTATTGTAGGCGGAGCTGCAGGAAATGGATTGAGTATAACACCTCCTGGACTCCAATACTTTATTATACCATTAGCTAAACCAGAATATGAGCTTGGTGTTGTTGCCTCTGTTGACTTTTCATTAGCACTAAATACACCTTCAAATGCTTGTATTAGAATATCAATTTTAGGTACTAGCGTGGTTTGTCCAAATTGTGTTTGCGCCGGTGCCGTTGCAATTAGATATTGCGTTGCTAGAAATTTCGCAGCATCCTTAGCACTAGTAGCAGGAGCTGTTCTGAAATAAGTAGCTACTGCTTGTTCAAATGTATTCCATTGTGCCGGCATTATTGTCGCATTGCTTTAATCTGGCCTAATAAAAGCGTCAACTCAGGAACTGCTCCCGGGGCACCTACTGTTGGACCGGTACCTGTGAAATATTGGTATTGTGGGCTAGCAGATGCCTGTTCTTGTAACAATGTAATTAAATCTTCTAATACTGTAAATAAAGCATCTAAATCCATTGCCCAATTCGGAGTTGCTACAGTTACTGTCTTTTTAGCAGATAATATGACTTCATCTTTCTTACTATTAAATACCAGACGATCTGATGTAATTACTACCTGAGCTCCATTATATGTGGAACTAGGTTGTACACCTGCAGAGGTTCCTAAATTAGATTGAGCTGATTTGAATTTTGGTAACTTCTGGTTGCTAGTTAATACTATTAAACTTTTTGTAGAATCAAAATCTTCAATAACAGATCTATCATCACCATCTTGTT